AGGGTCCTTGCGGTGCTTATAGTTATAAATAGCAATGTGGCACACAAACGAGATTGAAATGGCGAGGGAGGCCACGTCATTGACAAGTGTAGTTTCGGGGCAGCCACTTCCTTGGAAGATGGTCTTAGGCCGTACCTTGACAAACTCTTTTGGGTTTGTGGGGTTTCGGATGGTGATGGCCGCTTTCAAGCGGAGAAACTGATTATTTACAAAGCGCCCAAACCCATAAAGGCGCATCAGCATTGAGAGGAGGTAGAACATGGCTGGGCCATTACCGGCATCGCAACTAGAGATGTCGGCATCGAATAACAGCTTGGTGTTGCCAGAACGATAGCAACAAGACATGTCATCAGAGAAAACTCGGGCAGTAAGACCCTCGTTGTCAAAGAATTTCGAATAATCGGCAGCTTCATCAAGGCTCTTGGCCACGAAAATGCTGCTCTTTGGCACCCACCCACCCATCCGAAAAGGCAACACGGCCTTGACGGCTGTGGAAACGTCGTGCTCCACACAGAAAAACCTCTTGAGGTGATCATATATCCAGCCCCCCATCAAAATGGAGCTGGCATAAGTAACAAAAAGACGCCCGTGCTTCCCGGGCTTTGCTAGCTCAGTCTTGAACTTGGCCTCCACCTCATCGTTGAAAGGCTCTTCATAGCTCTTGAGCGTTATGTTGTCAAACCATCGCTGATACAACTTCCTCTTCGGGAAGTGGCGATGGCTGACCTTAGTGACTGTTTGACTCACAAACCAGAGTGTGGCAGTGTAGCCCACATAAAAGGACCACGCCGTTGCTGCACACATCAAATAAATAGGTAGCATGAGAAATCGGGAAATGAACACATAGGCTGATCCACTCCGCTCGAGTTTCAAGAAATGCTTAGCGACGCACTCTTGGGCGAAGCTGCTCTCCGAATCACCATGTCCCCGCATCCGACTTTTAACTCGGGCGGGGGAATTTGCAACCATCTTCAGCGCCTCATCGGACGGTGAAAGATAATTTAAAATCCTGGCTTGATTCTTTTGAAGGGAGAGTTCACAGTCACGGGCCTTGTACAGCCGGGACATGGCTTTCTGGACGTTCCCCCCGCTCTTATCCAGAACGAGGAAGTCATTATGGCCCCGAACCCCTGTCGCTACGGTGTAGTATAGCTTGGGGTGGGCATTTTCCATGGTTGTAAACGAGCCCGCCAGGCCAGTGTCCTGGAACGGGGTGTAACCATTGGAAGTCAAGAGTGTCCAATTCATGTTGTCAGTGACATCCTGTGGGTTGGGGTCCGGGACACCCAACTGGCGGTGAAACTGGCCCAAGTCGAGATCAACCCCAAGCCTGGAATAAAAGTCCTTCTGGGCCACAGCCAGTGGCTGGAAGAAAGTTCGAAATCCGTCGAGGGGGGACTTGGTGGCGATAATTGCCTCAGCCACTCCAGCACGAGCCACTTCCAACACTTGATGTGAAACTATACAGAAAAAGTGAATGGTGTGGATCTTTATGCTGTTCGGGCAGGTGGAGAAATCTCGTGCAGCAAGAGCGGTGAAGCCCCGAATGTTGGACGCACTGATGTTCGGGCTTGTGAACTTCTTCCGCAAAGCTGAGAGCAATGGCTCAAGAATAATCCTGTTCGCCGCAGGAAACTTGACATCATTGATAATCATTGTAGGCGTTGTGTGCCGAGAAAACGCAGGAACAGGGTGAATCTCCTGTTCTGGATTGTGCTCATCCTGGATATAGAAGCCCTTCTGGAGTTGCCTCCATCCAAGTAACTCCTTGACAAGCTCATTCTCCTTAATAACATTGACGAGTTGATCTTTTTGATTGTAATACTTGTGGTTCCCCCGAGATGTCACCAATCCATGATCATCCCAGCCCACAAAATATCCTTCGGAAACGTCAGTGATGACAATGATAGTCATCAACTTTGCTTTTTCCGGTTCCGGCTCAACCACCTCAGCTGGAGGTGGGAGCGCGAGATTAAATAAATCAGTGATTTTCTTTTCTTCTTTTTCTTTTGCAGCTTTCCTCCCGCGCTGCTTCCCTTTCTTATTCTTAATCGGGGAGGGGCCAGGGTGGCCAGCTTCTCCAAACCGAATCCCATTAGCGGCACTCTTGGGACGGTGTGCGGAAACGCCAGCTCCTAGCTTCTTGTGGTGCCACTTACAGGGCACCAGCCTTTTCTCTCCACTTAACATACACTGACCACAAAACACGCGCATTTTCGCGGTTTTGTGCCTCCCCTTCTTGTCCTCACGCATGAAGATACGCATGAAGGGGGGGTTTACTTTACTCCGAGGTCCCAGACTTCTCTGGGAGGGGCTGAATTTGGGGGCAATAGCCTCCCGTGCGTTCCGAGGGCCAAAGGGAGAACCTTTGGCGGGACAAATCAAGAGGTCGGTTTTGGGTGCCGACTCACTTTCAACAATACTGTGTATCATTGGGGCCTCGCTCATAATGACGGGGTTGATTGAGGTTGAAGGGAAGTTTTGTTTTTGGGATGCGTTATTTCATAGGCACCCATGTCCATAATCTTGTTGCGCGCGTGGACGTACGCGCGACTGATGTTTCTCAGGTTCCGGACTTCACCGGGGTGCGGGCGACTAATCGCGCCCGTGCACCGTTATGTTTTTGTTGTTTTGGGCTGCTCAGGAATTGAGGCAGTCACAACAGTGACAGGAGTGTCGGAAGGCTCACTCCCAACGAAAGAATCGGCGGCGGCCTCAACTTTGTGCTCCGCATCCTTTACGACACGGAGCCGCCTA